GCACAGCTTCTGCACGCAGAAAAGATGCGAGCAGGCGAGATAGCTTACGAGGGTAAGTTATTAGAAGCAAGACAATCGGACTGGAAAGACGAATTTATTTTATTATTGCTCTCGGCGCCTATCGTAATGTTAAGTTGGGCAGTATTTTCGGATGATCCAACTGCGATGGAAAAGATGAAGCTTTTCTTCGAATATTTTTCACAACTTCCTTTCTGGTATCAAACAATTTTCGTAGGTGTCATCGCATCAGTTTACGGACTTAAAGCTACTGATCTAATTAAACGAAAGTAGTTGCTAATTAAAACAATTTATTGTATTAAGCTTCTATGATTAGAGGAGACAGTTCGGAATATGAACTACTTGAAAAATGGAGTAAAGGATTTGATTGCCAAGGTTATAAATCATGTGAGATCGGAGTTCGTGAGGGACTTGGGTCAAAGATTATTATGGACAATATCATTAATAATTATATTCATGTGGGTGTTGATCCTTACGGTAATTTAAAATATCAACATTACGACAATACAGGTTCTTATACTTGTGATTATACTGACGAGATGAGAGACACAATGTTGGAAGATTTTAAACCTTACAGAAACGCAGGTAAATTTTCATTAAGCATAGAAACAGATGTTGAATTTATGAATACATCAAAACATAGAGATTCAAAATTTTCTTTTGTACATTTAGACGGGCCACATATGACAAAGGATGTCATTACTGAATCTGTCTGGTTTGCAAATAGATCTGCTCCTATTACAAGAATTATTTATGATGATTACCCTAAATATGACATGCCTTTGATTGAAAAAATCATGGAAAAATATGGATTCAAGGTATTAGAAAAAGGCAAAAATAAAGTTTGTCTAGAAAAAAATGAATCTTGATTTAGATACATTAGCTGCAATAAAACATTATATCAATAAACAGATTAAACAGATCAAGGACGATATAGTGTACGGTATAGACACAATCGACAACCTCAAGTATTCTAAAGGGAAACTCAGCGCTTTAGAAACGCTGCTACAGGATCTTAAAGACCTGCAGAGAAACGAGGAGAATGTCGATGACGATAATACAACCTGATCCGTTAGTCGGGATCAAAAAAAATGGTGAAGCTGCACCAGATTCAACAGAAACAGCTATACCTACTGATCCAGAAGGTATTAAAAAATATCTTGAGATAATACCAAAACCAGTTGGATACAGACTTTTAGTTAGACCTTATTCAGGTCCCAAAAAAACTAAAGGTGGAATTATCTTAACTGATAATGCAAGTGAAACAATTCAAATGACAACCGTAGTTGGTCTTGTTGTTGAAATGGGTGATCTTTGTTATCAGGATAAAGAAAAATTTCCAAAGGGTCCTTGGTGCAAGAAGGGTCAATTTGTAATCTACGGTAGATATGCCGGTTCTAGATTCAAAACAAAATATGGTGAACACCGTATTTTGAATGATGATGAGATCATCGCAACAATAGCAAAACCAGAAGATATTCTGCATTTATACTAAGGAGGACACATCATGGCTGATGCACAAGAATATGCTAAGACACAACCTGAGGTTGAACTCGATACAGATGATGTCAAAGAAACTGACGTTAGAGTTGAGGACACCAAAGAAGAATCAAAAGAACCAAACTTAAATGCTGGTGAAGTTGATTTAGGTTATACTGAGCATGACAGAGACCAATCGAAAGAAGAGGTTGCTGTCGAAGAGGTTCAAGAAGAACCAAAACAAGAAACACAACAACAATCAGAACCTGACGATTTATCAGAAGTTTCTGAATCTGTTAGAAAAAGAATAGATAAACTTACTAGAAAATTTAGAGAAGCTGAAAGAAGAGAAAAAGCTGCTTTAGATTTTGCTAAAGGTTTACAGAAAAAATACGATGATTCTGTAACTAAGTATGATTCTACAGATGAAAAATATCTGAAAGAATTTGATGCGAGAGTAGATGCTCAAAGAGAACAGGTTAAGAGAAAGCTTAAAGAGGCTATCGAAAGTAACGATGCTGATAAAATCATGGAGGCTAATGATGAGCTTACTCAATTAACTGTTGAGAAAGAAAAAGCTAGAATCAAGATGGCGGATAGAGAAGCTAGATTGAAACAGCTTGAGGAGCAAAAAAACGCACCAAAAGTAGAACCAATCCAAGAACAAGAACCTCAGAGTGAGCCTAGTGAAAGGGCTAAATCTTGGGCGTCTAAAAACGCTTGGTTTGGCAACGATAAAATCATGACTAACGCCGCAATGACTGTGCACGAAGATCTAGTGGGCATGGGTGTTGATGTTGAAAGTGATGAGTATTATAATGAAATAGACAAACGTATGAAGGAAAATTTCCCTCATCGTTTTGCTACTCAAGAGCAACGAAGACCCGTCCAAAAAGTTGCTTCTGCTGGAAGAACTCAGCAGGGACGTAGATCTGTGAGACTCACCAAATCACAGGTGGCGATTGCCAAAAAATTAGGGGTGCCACTAGAAGAATACGCTAAATTCGTGAAGGAGGTATAGAATGAGCGATAATATAAAAAGAACTTCACGCGCGTCTGAAGAAAAAAAAGAAACAAGGTTAAAACCTTGGACGCCACCATCATCTCTGGATGCACCACCTGCGCCAGACGGTTATGTTCATAGATGGATCAGAACCGAAAGTATGGGTTTCCAAGATACGGCTAACGTATCTAAGAAAATGAGAGAAGGTTGGGAATTTGTGAGAGCCGAAGAGATTAAAAATCAATTAGGTGATCATGCTTATCCAGTCATAGCTCAGGGAACTTACGCAGGACTCATCGGGGTTGCTGGCCTTGTGTTGGGAAGGATACCTGAAGAGATCGCAAAAAGCCGTGCCGAGTATTTCAAAAGAATTACTCAAGACAGAGTCGCCGCGGTAGACAACGATGTCATGAAGGAACAACGACCGGAGATGCCTATTAATATTAGTAGACAATCTCGCGTAACTTTTGGTGGTGGAAACAAATCCTAATGATTTGGTAAACTTCACTCCAAAGTAAATGTTAAACAATAAAGGAGAAAACAACTATGGCTAATGTAGCTGAAAAATATGGTCTAAGACCAGTAAGAAAGTTAGATGGCTCTCCATTTATTAACGCGCAAAACAGATACAGAATTGCAGCGAACTACGGAACACCAATTTATCAAGGTGACTTGGTAAAACCTGTTACAGGTGGTGGAATCGAAAGAGCTGTTGCAAATACTTCTGATCTTGTTGTGGGTGTTTTTAACGGAGTGTTCTACACTGACCCTACTACTCAGAAGCCTACTTGGAAAAACTACTATCCTGGAACTGTTAATGCTAGCGACATCGTTGCTACCATTATTGATGATCCAAATGTGGTTTATTCAATAGATTCTGATGGAGCATTCGCGACAGCGGATATCTTCAAAAACTTTGCAATAACAAATGCTGGCGGTAGCACGTTATCTGGAATTTCACAAGTTCAATTGGACTACAGTGTATCTGGATTAACAACAAGTGGTACTGTCCTTCAAGCAATTGACGTTTCGCAAGATACGCAAAACGACACTGCTGGAAGTGTGAACGTAGATGTATTGGTTAGAATTAATAACCACTTCTATGCTCAAGGCACAGGTATATAGGAATAGGAGAATAAATTATGGCTATATCACGATCACAACTAGTTAAAGAACTAGAGCCAGGATTGAATGCACTATTCGGCCTGGAATACAACAGATACGACAATGAACATGCGGAGATCTTTACAACTGAATCTTCAGACAGAGCGTTTGAAGAAGAAGTAATGCTATCTGGCTTCGGTACTGCTGCTACTAAAGCAGAAGGTGCTATGGTCACTATGGATCAAGCTACTGAAGCGTATACTTCAAGATACACTCACAACACTGTGGCGCTAGGTTTTGCGATCACAGAAGAGGCTATCGAAGATAACTTATACGACAGATTAGCAGGCAGATACACAAGAGCTCTTGCAAGATCAATGGCGCAATCTAAACAAATCACAGCTGC